AGCTTGAAAGGTTTTTCACAGAACGTTACGGACAGTACATCGATTCAACTGAAAAAGCCAATAGCAAAATTAGTAATTAAGGATTTAATTACTGGTGATGGTATAAAAGAAGAATTATCACTTAGTGTAAGTAAAATAAGGTTATTAGAACAAAAAGTTGTTTTAAAAGACAGTATTATTTTTAATTTAAATTCCCAAGTAGGGAATTTTGAATCTATAATGCTTACTAAGAGCGACCAATTAGCTCTATCTCAAGAATTATCTAAAAGACTCCAAACAGACTTAAAAAAACAAAAATTAAAAACTAAACTAATGGGTGGTGCTGGTTTAGTAGCTATTGCAGGAGTAATTCTTATATTAAAATAATATATGTCGGATTTAAAAAAAGTAATACGCTCAGAATATTTAAGATGTGCCAAGGATCCAGTACATTTTATGCGTAAATATTGTTATATACAGCATCCACAACGTGGACGCATACAATTTAATCTATACCCATTTCAAGAAAAAGTACTAACGTTAATGCGCGATAATCCATATTCGATTATCTTAAAATCTAGACAATTAGGTATATCTACATTGTCAGCTGGTTACTCTTTATGGTTAATGACATTCCATAAAGATAAAAATATTCTTTGTATTGCAACAAAACAAGAAACTGCTAAAAACATGGTTACAAAGGTAAAATTTATGTACGAAAATTTACCTTCTTGGCTTAAAATAGATGCATCTGAAAATAATAAATTAACACTTCGATTAACAAATGGGTCCCAAATTAAAGCCACATCAGCTAGTTCAGATGCTGGTAGATCAGAAGCAGTATCTTTATTATTAATTGATGAAGCAGCATTTATTGATAATATTGGAGAAATATGGGCCTCAGCACAACAAACATTAGCAACTGGGGGTGGTTGTATAGCATTATCTACACCCTATGGTACAGGTAATTGGTTCCACCAAACATGGGTTAGAGCAGAATCTAGCGAAAATCAATTTTTACCTATTAAATTACCATGGTTTGTCCACCCAGAACGAGACCAAAATTGGAGAGATCAACAAGATGAATTATTAGGTGATCCTAGAATGGCAGCTCAAGAATGTGATTGTGATTTTAGTACTTCTGGTGATATAGTATTTTACCCTGAATATATAGATTTTTACGAAAAAACATATGTAAAAGACCCTATGGAAAGAAGAGGTGCAGATCAAAATTTATGGGTTTGGGAATCACCTGACTACACAAGGGATTATGTTGTTGTAGCTGATGTTGCTCGTGGTGATGGAAAAGATTATTCTGCATGTCATGTAATTGATGTAGCAAATAATGTACAAGTTGCAGAGTATAAAGGACAATTAGGTACAAAAGAGTATGGTCATTTATTAGTAGGACTAGCTACAGAATATAATGAAGCAATGTTAGTAATAGAAAATGCTAATATTGGGTGGGCAACTATACAAGTTGCTTTGGATAGACAATACCCTAACCTTTATTATTCACAAAAGAGTGACTCCCCAGGAGCAAGTTCGTATTTTGATAAATATCAGGACCATTCAAAAATGGTTCCTGGTTTTACAATGTCTTCTAGAACACGTCCTATGGTAATAGGTAAATTTCAGGAATATATTGGAGATAAAGGAGTAACAATCCAATCAAAAAGGTTAATAGAAGAAATGAAAACTTTTATTTGGCGAAATAATAGAGCAGAGGCACAGTCTGGGTATAATGATGATTTAGTTATGTCTTTTGGTATAGCTATGTATGTTAGAGATACTGCTTTAAGATTAAGACAAAAAGGACTAGATGGTACTAAAAATGCATTAAGTAATATGTCAGTAAATAGAACTCCTTATCAAGGGGGTTATGGAAGTAACCAAAATGGTAAAAATCCTTATGAACAAACAATGGGTAATAATAAAGAAGATATTAGATGGTTATTCTAATTCATATTTATAACAATAACACAAATTATGGCTGATAAAAGCGTATTTTCAAGATTAAAAAGATTATTTTCAACTGATGTTGTAATAAGAAATGTAGGTGGAAACCAAGTTAAGGTAATTGATAGTGGTAAAATCCAATCTACCGGGGAATTAGAAACTAATTCTTTAATAGATAGATATAATAGAATATACTCTACTAGTCCTTCTTCTCTTTATGGGGCTCAATTTAACCAAAATTACCAATATCTTAGACCCCAATTATATTCAGAATATGATTTAATGGATCAAGATGCTATTATTGCGGCTGCATTAGATGTATTAGCTGATGAATCAACTCTAAAAAATGACATGGGTGAAGTACTTCAAATTAGAAGTGCTAATGAAGATATACAAAAAATATTATATAATTTATTTTATGATGTATTAAATATAGAATTTAATCTTTGGATGTGGATTAGGCAAATGTGTAAGTATGGTGACTTTTTCTTAAAATTAGAAATAGCTGAAAAATATGGGGTTTATAATGTTATACCTTATACAGCATATCATATTGAAAGACAAGAAGGATATGACCCAGAAAACCCAGCAGCTATAAGATACAGATACGCCCCAGATGGAATGGATAACTTAAGTTCAGGTATGTATCCAGTTCCAGGAGCAGGTGGTGGTAATTTAATGAATGAAACTGGAATATTTTTTGATAATTACGAAATGGCTCACTTTAGATTACTTTCGGATGTTAATTATCTTCCTTATGGTAGAGCATATATTGAACCTGCTCGTAAATTATATAAGCAATATGTACTAATGGAGGATGCTATGTTAATCCATAGAATTGCTCGTGCACCTGAAAAACGTATTTTTTATATGAATGTTGGTTCTATACCTCCTAATGAAATAGAAACGTTTATGCAGAAAACAATTTCTCAATTAAAACGTACTCCATTTCAGGATAATAAAACAGGTGATTACAATTTAAAATATAATATGCAAAATATGATGGAGGATTTTTATATCCCTATCCGTGGAAATGATGCTACTACTAAAATAGAAACAACACCTGGGTTACAATATGATGGTATCCAAGATGTAGAATATTTAAGAGGTAAATTATTTGCTGCACTTAAAATACCAAAAGCATTTTTAGGATATGAAGAGGGTGTAGAAGGTAAAGCAACATTAGCTCAACAAGATATTAGATTTGCTCGTACAATTGAACGTTTACAACGTATAATTCTATCAGAATTAAATAAAATTGCTTTAGTTCATTTATATACCCAAGGGTATACTGATGAAACTTTAACTAATTTTACATTAGATATGGCTAGTCCATCTATAGTATTAGAACAGGAAAAAATTGAATTATTAAAAGCAAAAACTGAATTAGCTGGAACTTTAATAGAACAAGGTTTAGTACCATCTGATTGGGTTTATGATAATGTATATCAATTTAGTGAAGATCAATATGATGAATATAGGGATTTAACTAGAGAAGATGCTAAACGTAAATTTAGAATGGCTCAAATTGAAGCAGAAGGTAATGATCCTGTAGAAACAGGTAAATCATATGGAACACCTCATGATTTGGCTTCATTATATGGTTCAGGTAGAATGTATACTGATCCGGGAGCAGTACCTAAACCAGAAAAATATGCTGCTGATGATCCTAAATTAGGTCGACCAAAAGATACTAATGTAAAACGTAATACACAGGGTGATAATTTTGGAAAAGATAGATTAGGAGTTAAACGTATGAAAGATACAGATAAAAATGATTCAAATTCTATTAAACCTAAATTTAATGGAGGACCATTAGCACTTGAAGGTGCTCATATAACCTATTTAAAGAATAAAGAAATATTTGAAGCTTTAGATAAAAAGAAATTAGTATTTAATGAAAATAAAGACGATACTTCACTATTAGATGAATCCCAATTAAAGGAACAATAATTTTTACATATTTATAAATAAATATATTTTGATGAAGATAAAACATTCAAAGTACAAGAATACAGGAATATTATTTGAACTGTTAGTACGTCAAATTACCGCTGATACACTTAAAGGAGGTAATTCACCAGCTATAGATATATTAAAAGAATATTTTGTTAATACTAGTTTAGGTAAAGAGTATAAACTATATGAATCAGTATTAAAATCTAAAGTAATAACTGAAGGTAGAGCTACCCTAGTTATTAATACTATATTAGAAGCATCTACTAAATTTAATAGAAAGTCTTTAAAAAAACAAAAGTATAATTTAATTAATGAAATTAAAAAACATTATAATTTAGAATCATTTTTTGGTTCTAAAATATCGGATTATAAGGAATTAGCTGCTTTATATACTTTAATAGAAAATGTCAATTCATCATCTATATCTAATCCAACACAGTTAGTTGATAATAAAATTACTTTATTAGAACATTTAACTAAAAAAGAAGTTACTCAAAATTCAAAACAAACAGTACTTGAAGAATTTTCTACATATGATAAAGATATAAGAACTCTTACTTATAAAGTACTACTAGAAAAATTTAACGATAAATATGATTCATTAACTAATAATCAAAAACAAGTACTTAAAGAATACATCAATTCAGTAGATTCAACCCCTGATTTAAGAAATTTTTATAATACTAAAATTATTGAATTAAAAAATATTTTAGTTAAAGAAACTAAAAATATTAAAGATAAAGCTACTCAAATAAAAATTACTGAAGTATCTAAATTTTTAACTGAATTAAAGAA